ACACAACATTTTCATTAATTACTTTTTTATATCCCACTATATTCCTCGACATCGTTACATAATCTTTTATATACTTTTATATTATATTATATACTTTTATATTCTACGGAACCACACTTTCGGCCTGACTTTATAAAAAAATATATAATTTATAGTTTTTTTGAACGATTACCTCTTGAACGATTACCTCTTGAACGATTACCTCTTGAACGTAACTTTTTATAACGTCTCGTTTTACGTTTAAGATTTCCCCCAGTTTGGGACGGGGGCGGGGACGGGGGCATGGCCAAAATATATAAATTATCGTCTATTTGTGGAGTTCCAAAATTCCCAAGTAAGACTAAGTTTGCGTCTACGACCCGATTTGTAGCTTCCCCTGCGTTCATCTTAGCACTACTATATCTTCCTAAACTAATCATTTTGTTGTTTTTTAATAAAAACAATTCTGGATTATCGTCTGGCGTGTCAACTATAACACTCCTATCTTCTCTCTCTAAGCGATTAAAACCACCCTTCTCGGTTATTTTTATATAATTAGGATAATTACTCATTATATTATAATATAATCTTATAAATATTTAATAATTTATAAGATTATTTCTCATAAGCAAGGTGACAATTGCACCATTCAGACCCAACTCATATCCACTACACTACACTATGCTATACACTCCGTATTCACACTTGTATGACGCTATTATCTGCGGATTTAACTTGTTACCCACTACATCCTCCGCTGCATACACATTGCACATTCTGTCGATGTAATACATTATCCCGCTTATGTCCTGCGCCCACACTTCTATCGTCTTATTCTCACCACTTGCAGCACCACTTCCGCACGCATTCGCCGACACTATCCCATGTGGAATGCCTTTCGTGTGCGTGCCACAAAACTCGTAGCCTTCTTTCTTGCGCCTCGTGCACTGCTCATCCGTCGCCCTTTTCGCGCAACACCTCTCTAAAAACGGCACCACATTCTTCACCCTCTTCCGCTTGATAAAGTCGTCCTTGTCCAAGATTAAACGGTCATAATCAAAGATATACTGCATTAATTGGTCAGCATGCTCATTGCCTGCTAATCCTACTTGCTCTGTTTTTAATGCGATGTTTCCCTTAAACTCGCGAATATATTTCTCAATTCGGGCATTCAATCGTTTTTCCATTGGTTGATTTATTTGGGTTATAGTTGTCTTTATATTGTTATTATCATTTATATATTATTGCCTTTAAATCAATTTTTTACATTACATGTTTTTCGGCTTAAAGACCGGCAGTTATTCAATCAACTCCATATTGGATAACTCCTTCAAATATCTCTTGGAACACGTCTCCACCAGCAACCCGTTCGCATATATCCCGTAATTTGAATAATAATTATCATTATCTAATGCCAAATTGTATATTGTATGCTTCCCAGACGTTTCATACAACGATGCTAAGTCATCCGCGCAGGCCGGTAAACGGTACTTGTTATTTGTTATATAGATATCTCCTAAAACCTCTTTTACCTTGTCTCTTTGCTCTTCCGACACAAAGTCGTCCACTAATATTGCATGCGACCCGGTTATTATCAAGTCTTCAAACAAGTCTGGATAATTCTCTTTTACACATTTGTAAAATTGGCTCTTGATGCGCTCACTTGATAACTCATATGTATCTTCTCTTTTCCCTATCATATTTATCATCTTGAACCCATTTAAGACAGTTCTTACTAAATCACCCTTTCGCAAATCTTCAATCGGGATGTATCCTTTATTTGTTAATATATTTGAACCTTCTTTAAACCCTTGAAGATTTAGCGCGAGGGAAGAAAATGCGCACATTGTATTGGTCGCATGGCTATTAGTCAACAGGTCAGGTTCCATATTTTGCATTAACTTTACAGTATCAATTATAATATTATTCTCTTTAAATCATAATTTAAACCAAAGAAGAATTAAACCGCACAAAGCGGTTTAATTCTTCTGGTCAATGACCGTTGAAATATTCAACGGTTTAAATGATATATTGGTCTAATCGCAATATTCGCGCGGCTAACCTTGGTTACACCCGATAAAATTTTATGTAAATTTATTATATAATGCATTCCACCAATGATATAATAAATTGTTCTAACAACGCAAACGAATGCGACCATCTTAATACTTGTTTTTATTCCAGTTTTGTTTTTGTAATTAATATTTTACTTGCATTATACTGCGAATACTATTTATATGCAGCGCTATTTTGTACTCTGTTAATCACATCTTTATTGCATCATTCGCACTATAATTGTCTAACAACCATTGTAGACAAAATCGCGATTTATTGCGTCGTTCTTTATGGCGGACATTTGTTTTACATGAAAATACTTGTGAATAATGAAATGGTTACTGCAAAACAGGGAGTATTATCTGTAATCATTGGGATTACATTTCTATCTACGATTGTCTTGTATTATTATGGATATTTACACAGTTGCCTTTGTTTTTCAGCCGATAAAACACAATCATATTTATTTCACTCGTTAATACATTACATTACGACAATTGGACATTGCTGCATTATGCTTCTATAATTAATGTGTCGCAACTATTCGCGCATCTAGACGGGGAACAGCTCTTCGTAATTCGTCGGCAACACCATCACGCACGCGGCTAAAAACAAATAAAACGTCACGTATATCCCATAGGCGGTTGAGTCCAGCCCATAAAAGGCGCATATCTGCACAAATGCATAATACAGGAGCACAAATAATAAAATGCCTGGCACTATTTTTGAATCCATTATGTTATATAATATAATATATTATATTATATTATATTATATTATATTATATTATATTATATTACATATTTTACCTGTTTGCACATATTACACATTTCAAACACCAGCATCAAAACAATATAAACATACACCCATTAGTATAACTATTCATTCACATGACAAACGAATTAGCCATCGCATATTCCGCGATTTCTATTTCAGTATCAGGAAGATTTATTTTTATGTACTTATTATACACTAAAAAATCCACGAATATATATTCCTTGATATTTTCTATTATGAATATGGTATCCTCCTCTTTATGGATTACATACAGTCAAACAATAATAGACATGCCGCTATTCATTAGAAGCTCGTGCGATTTAATATTGTTCACATTATCCACTCTTTATATTATATCCAACCGATTAGGAATAAATACAATTCAACCCGATAGCATAACTACATAGCACATTCATTATTTATACATTCGTATTAATTATACCATCGTATACGACACGGTTGTATATTGCGTCCGATGTTTCACCGCCAATATCATCTGCCTATTGTTATTATCGTTTATCACCTCATCCTCCAAAATGACGGCGCTATCATAATAATCCTCGTTCCAATTGTCATATCCTTGCTCATCTAATATCACTGTATGCTTATTCAAAAACACCACGTATTTTATCACCCCATACTGCACATTTTGCAGTCGCCCTAAATGTTTCGCAATATCCACCGTATCCTCATAATTGCCGAAATAATAATAAGGCACATCCGAATACTCCGTCAGAACCGTCTTGTTCATTCCAAACAGCGCGTCAAACTCCACCTTCGCACCAGGCGTGCACGAATAAAACACACATGGCGTAGCCAACAGATTTAACTGACTTGATCCATCATTTTCTTCCTTTTTTGCATCATATAACAGACATAATGACATCGTATTAGAAAAGAATTCACCAATATCCACATGCATCCTCGCATCATTGATTGCGCGTTCATTCAATATTTCTGTGATTGTTGCGAATACAAACCCGCTTTTCTTCCGGCTCAATAATTGTATATACGACACGTTCAAATCATACATCACAAACAATATCCCCCCCTTGCAAATCAACCCTTTAAATGATACCTCGTAATAGTTGAAGGTTTGCTCTAAAAGGTCTTTAAATATCGCATTGCTCTTGTTTATCACGGTAGCAACATCTTGAATATCATTGATTAGCATAGGGTCGCTCGTTATGAAGCGCACACCCGTCTGGGTTCCAATCGTGTCCTTGAGAAATCCATACATCAAGAAGGGAAACTCGGTTTCTGTGTTTATAAAAAAAGGAAGAATAACAACGCTCTCTATTTGGAATTCATTCATATCAGTGGACTGCATTTCTTCCACCGTGCGCATCTGTTTTAATCCCTTGAAAATATAATTAGCAGGTTGCATAATTATATTTATCATATATTTTTTATACTGGTTTCTTCCTTTATTTACATTATTATTCCACGGTCGGTAGCTTAATCTTGTCTATCTTGCGATATATTGTCTCTTTAATCACCTCGGCGCGACTGTTCAAGATATGCTTCGTCAAGTCGTCCGCAACTTGCGGCGTGTCTTTGTAGTAATTCGTGAGAGCCTCCATAAGCGACTTCGCGTTAATCGGCTTTTTCACCTTGCTCTTCTTGTATATTAGCGACCCACCTGATATGTCAAAGCAATCAATCGTATTCTTCTTCATCGTTTCCACCAGCGACACCGTTAGCTCTTTCTTCCTGTTCTTCCTTTGCTTTATTTCTAAATTGAATTTACTGATTTCGTTGTCTATCTTAATCCATTCTTTAATATGGTTAATCAGCTCCTCTTTTGTCTCCATTCTTTTGGTTTACGTATATATTATTATTCGCATAACTTTTAGATTATTTATTAAAATATTTATTAATATATTTATTTATTAATATATTTATTTATTAATATATTAATTACATCATTCGCATAACAATCAAAACAAAAAATTGAACGCATTTTACACTACATATTGCATGCAACACTTACTAATATCTTCTAAACTACAACAATGCCTTGCGAATTCTGTAACCAACCTTACCACAAGTTGAGCGACTGCGAAGACCCGCGTGCTGTTCTCCTCGCAAATAACGCGTTAACATGCATCAACGCATTCCCATGCAACTTCTGGCGACAATATCAGGAACTGATGAAACATACTTACCCCGAATTAAATATTGTATTGCATTGGATTAGCGACCACGTAGACAGCGTGAGCAAACAATCCGCCGCATGCAAAATAATTGCGTTCAACTTTGAGATGGCGCAGGCTATCGGTCTTTTAACGCATGATGTTAAGGCCGCCATTATAAATAGAGTTTATCTCATGGAGAAACGCGCAAACAAAAATACTACGACAGAAGACTTATCCGCTTGCATTTACCTGTTAGACCTTATTCGGGATGATAACATTGAAGAACAGGCTGCTTCATATTTCAAAGAGAATTGCGTTAAACATGAGGCGTGCATAGTTTCAAATCATCACCAGACCGCATAACCAGTTTAGTATTATATGGGTGACCCGGTTGTGTCGGGAACGTTTGGCACCGCATCCAATAGCTTTGCATTACTCAGATTAAAATGACGTTTACACATATATTTTTTATAAATGGGCTTATTGCATGCTCCCCCTTTAAATGGACCGGTTTTTAATATTTGCGCGCAACTATTCGCGTGCGCAGTCACCTCAATTATTTCATTCGTTTCATCAATGGTCTCAGTTATTGTTGTAGACAATGGATTAACAGGCTTGACTTTCAGCGCCAGTTTGGCGGCGGCTTTCGCCTCCTTTAGCACATTCTTTTGCTCATTCTTTAGCTCATTCTTTAGCAACTGCTGTTCTTCCTTTGTTTTTTTCATTTTCACGATTTGCTCCTGATGTTTAACCTCCTTCTGCTTCTTTTTGCAAATCATATACAAATGATTGTAGCAATAATATTGCTTATGTTCTTCATGGTAATGTAGGTTATCTCCAGTCAAATCACAATGCATTTGTGTGCCATCCGTATACACATATTTCACATAATTGCAGCGATTATTGATTTTAAATTTTATGTCGTCCGTGTTCACTCCATATAATGGAGGGCATTTATCGCACAGCTTCTCACAATACGGCAACATCATGTTATGTATTTTTCTGCAATATGGACACTTAATTTCATTGATTAGCAGTTTAGACGTTTCTGCCGAGTTTTTAACGCACTTTTGAACCTTTACTTCATGATACAGTGGAACATAATTAAATGTGTGGTTGCATGGCAACTTAATGTGGTGTTCGGTTAATGCGTCATTGGTGATTAAGCACACGTTAACTAGGCTTAAACATGCTTTATCCATTGATTTTTTTAATTCGGCGAAAAAATTAATGTTCTCCTCCACGAAATATTTTTTAGCGCAATCATCCATTATCTATATACTCCCAAATTATCTTTATGCTTTTATTTGGATTATTATAATAAATTATTTATATTATTTATTATATTATTTATTATAGCTATTATAATAATGACACCAGACGTTTGGGGACCACCTATTTGGACCTTATTTCATTGCCTCGCAGAAAAAATAAAGGAAGAAAAGTTTGCAGAACTAGGCCCACAAATCTACAGCTTTATCGTTCAAATATGCAAAACACTACCTTGCCCCGATTGCTCCGCGCATGCATCGCAATTTTTAAGCAAAATCAAACCCGCCTCAATCACCAGCAAAGATGTTCTCAGAAGCATATTATTCACATTTCACACCAACGTCAATGCGCGCAAAAAAAAACCCAATTTTGATAACGCGCTTTTAACCAAATATAAATCTTTAAATCTAGTCATCGCATTCAAAAACTTCACCATCGCATACAACTCTCGCGGAAATATGAAGCAACTTAATGAAAGCTTTCACAGAACTCGTCTAGTGAAAACCTTCACACAATGGTTAATTACAAATCATGAAAGCTTTGAATAAGTTTACGATTAAGTTTACGAATAAGTTTACGTCTATTTACCAGTGGACGCAATCAGCTCTCCATTTTTATACACCCCGCATTTAAAGGTTTGCTCCGCAGTCACGCTGCACACCTGTTTACCACTAGATGTCACATTAATCATCGACCAATCATTTTGATACGTATATATTAACAAACTCGTAATTGTCCCTATCGTCACACCAGCCAACACATTCGCGAATATGGTCACCGCTTTACCCGCATAACATTCGTTATACATCTTTACATAATAATCCGCAACAATGTAAAATATGAATAACACCAATATATACCAGTTTATGCTATTGATTATAAACATCGGCGTGCAAATGTAGAGCATAGTAAAGGACAATATGAATAAACCAAGCGTTGAATCATCCCCATATTTGCCTATACCCATATCACAATCACCAACTGCTCCTCCTGTCATATTGCGCGTTTTTTTTCTTCCTCCTGTTTGTGGTCCCGTTAACACAGTCCCTTCTGTTAAAGACTTCACGAAATTATATGGGTTCATCGCAGTGTGCCTTAATAGCACTGCCATTATTGTAATCATCAAGTAAGTAAGGCCTTTAGACAGGTTAGACGAAAACACCGCCGACATGAAGACCCCTGTTACGACAATCAGCGGCGAATATAAACTCAACTTCTCTAATACTCCATTAATTTTTTGAACTTCTTCTTTGATTTGAGTATTCATAATATATTATTCATTTATTAAAAACTTAATAATATATTACATTGTAATCCCATTTTGAAGACCGGTTACACAATGAAAAAACGCAATAAATGCGCAAAACTTATAAAATACGCTAAACCTATGTTACAGACCGCTTATTGTTCCAATGCCACTGCGAACACCTCGCTAATGTGCGCGACTTTATGAAATGTTATTCCTTTTAACATCTCGCTCCCCTCATATTTTTCAATGAAATTCAAATAATCCTTATGGTTGTCCGCCGGATAAATAATCGTCTTCACCCCCGCGCGAATACTCCCGTATATCTTCAAATCCAGCCCTCCTATCGCGCTAATACGCCCATTCAGCGATATCTCCCCTGTCATCGCCACATCGTTACGTATTTTCTTATTATTCAGCAAACTATATAGCGCGCACGTAATTGCGCCGCCCGCGGACGGCCCGTCTTTTGGTATTGCGCCTTCCGGGCAATGCACGTGAATACTCTGCACATTTTTTCCACCATACAACTCTTTTAACGCCGTCTGTTGCTCCGCCGTCGTTAACGACCACGCCAATGTCAGCGCCACCGTCATGCTCTCCTTCATTACTGCCCCTTGCATCCCGGTCAGCGTCAGGTCTAAAAACTTGGTCCCCGGCATAAAACACGATTGAATAGGAATAATCCCACCTGTTCCGCCTCCTGTCGCATACATGCCATTAATTGTTCCCACCATCGGCTCACTATGCACCATCGTGCAAATGATTTCATTGCGGTCCTTCAAATAATTCATTTTAATCATCTCTGTTGTCAGCATAATTGGTATGGCTTGTTTCGTTTCATCATACGACGTCATGGTAGTTAGCACCATTTTATTGATTTCGCCCACGATTTCAAACAACAGCTCTTTCAATTTGCGCACCCCCGGCTCGCACGTGTATTCCTCAATGATGAACCTCATCACATCATCATTAATGCAAATCATATCCTCTAGCCCCATCTTTTTATAAATATCGGGCAAAATGTGTTTCTTACATATCACCAGTTTATCCTCTAACGACAGATTATAAAACTTTATCCTATGTATTCTATCCAGCAACACTTTATCAATCGCGTCTACGTCGTTATACGATAATATGAAGAGCGTCTTGGACAAGTCCAGGTCAACCCCGCTGAAATATTTGTCCTGAAAACAGTCGTTCTGCGTGGTGTCCAGCATGTGCGTCAATATGCCGACAATTTCGCGCCCCTGCTCCGTCTTGCTGATTTTATCCACCTCGTCAATAAATATAATCGGGTTCATGCATTTTTTGTCCATCAGGATTTGCACAATGGACCCCCAATTTGACCCGACATACGTATAATTGTGCCCATGTAGCGAACTACCATTGCTGTCGCCCCCGATTTGTATCATTGAAAACGGCCGGCTTATTCCATGCTCGTCCTTTAAACACTGCGACAACCCATATTTCGCGAGCGACGTTTTCCCCACGCCGGGCGGACCTTCAAACCCAAAACAATGCCCATCTTGCTCCCCATTAATCCACTGGCATATGATCCTCTCAATCTGTTGTTTCGCCTTGTCGTGGCCATGTATGGCATCATCTAGCGTGTGTTTCACAGACCCCAGATATTTACGAATACCTGTGAACTTATCATCCACCTGCACAATATCCTTCATCATTTTTAATGAAACCGACGTCGCGACTGCCGCGCTAAATGGCACTCCCTCCAGTATGGTGTCCAGCAATAGCACATTTAGACCAAAGACATGGGTTACGGGACACGTATTTAAAAATGCGGCAATGCTGGCCAATAACGCCGGCTTATCTTGTTGTGCGACAGGCAACGTGTCCACGTTAATGCTATGCTGGACAATAAACGCGTTAATGCTGTGCGCCGTGTTCAACAGGGCCGACTTGGTTTTTTTCGCCAGTTTTGCCACTAGCTTATCATTTTCTACACGTGATATGCGTTTGATATCATTCGTATATTTAATCAATTCCATGCTGGTATATTTCTCTTTATACGGAATGGTTAGGTCGGCGGTTGGATAAAGCGCGGCATAAGTGTCGCGGATTATTTTAAACTGCCCGCAGATTTCCGGTATGGACAGCAGGATGGGCTCCATTTTATAAATGTTGAAGGGGATTTTCAGCAGGCCGTCCAAATATTGGCGCGCTTTAGACCCAGTATCCTCCGACTTGGCTTTTATCTCTTTCAACTTCTGCATCGCCTTCTCTTTCACATGCTCGTTCGCCTTTAGCAGGCATATCTGCTGCTCCAACGGAATTTTACCGGTGTCAAAGTTGGACAGTTCCGTTGTGTATTTGATGGTGTTCTTCATAGCGTCGCGAAAGTAAGACTTAATGTTCCACGTGAAACTGTCAAACATGGCCGTCTGCTCCTGCGTATCCACCACTCCATTCACATCATTGGACAGCAGGTCGTACAACAAATACGCCAAATATTGGTTTTCAAAGTTGTCTACATTTATCAACAGCTGGATTATGGTGTTCCTTTTAATAAATAGGTCGCTCGCAATGAACTCTTTCACCACCGCGGCGACCGTTTTTTGTTTGATTGTTTTCACGTTGCTTTGCATTCCTGCGAACTTATCGTGTAAACTGACGGAATTGCATATTAACACATCTTTCAGCATCAATGACGCGATAAACCGCCCATAATCTGGGCTTGTTTCTGTTTCTGTTTCTGTTATTAATGCTTGGGTCTTTATGTAAAGGTTATTAATCAGCTCTAAATTGATGTCATCCATTATGCCTGAAATGAGGAGCGCCTTGTGTTGCGCGGGATTAACGATAACCATTTTTAACCCGTAGACTTTTAAATAAAAGTTGTCCGTGTTTGTGGAGATGTCGTAACAATCCAGATTAACCGACTGCTCATACAATTGGTAGTCCTCCTTCGTCGGCGCAGTAGAGGTCTTGCCAGGTTTCTTGTCTTTTTCTTCCTTTACTTTACAATTGGAATTAATTACCTTATAGCTAGTGGGATGAAAATATTTCTTCAACAGTTCAAACTTGGACTTATCCAGATCGCTTATAATGATGCTCGGCGCCACAGTGGTGATATAGTTGTTGCCGAAACAAATCCACAAGAGGTCCTCTAATGTAGTTGTGCCATAGATTTTAAATAAGGAAGAAAGTTCATTATTAATGATTTGCAAATTGTTGATTAAAGTGTCGCTGCTGACTTGATGCAGTGTCGCGCCGATTTCTTTGATTTTTTTGCTGATGTCGTGCAAATTGTTGATGCAACTAGTCGCATCGCTAATAGCTAAAATATCCAGAAGTTTATTTCGCTGAACATGCAACAACGTTTTTTGCATAATGTCTTCAAAAAAATAAATCTTCTTTTCCACTAGCGCAATCATCTCTACATTGGTTGCCGCGTGGTCTAGCTCTTGCTTTTTCACATTATTTTGACAATTATTACTGCTATTGCTATTATTACTGCTATTGCTATTATTACTGCTATTGCTATTATGGCCATTATTGCCATGATTACTAGTTGAATTCATTCTATTATATTCAAATATAATATTGTGGCCGGGTTGAACGGCTTTAAGTCCTTTCACAGAACATATTACGCGGCCGGCTTAAAGCCGGCTTTAAGCCCTTTTACAGAACATATTACGCGACCGGCTTAAAGCCGGCTTTAAGTCCTTTCACAGAACATATTGTAAACGGCATATTTGTTTGGTTTAGACCTTTCGCGCGTTTCAAACGACGCATTTTATTATATATATATATAAATATAATGAGTGAACCGATTATAAATATAATGAATGCACAGATATCACACCATATGACATGCGTTTCCGGATTTTGGAAAGTTAAAAATAAACATAATGATAATTATATAAACTGGTTTGAAACTTCATTGAAAATAAATTGCCCTTATGTGTTTTTTTCCGATAAAGACACAATCGAAATTATTAAAAAATATCGTCAAAATTTACCCACGTTTTATGTAGAATGCAATATTTCAGACTTTATTACAAATAAATATAAAGATAAAATGCTCACACATAAACTTCATTGCCCATCCGTAGAACTTAATTTGATATGGAACGAAAAAATTTTTTTAATTAAAAAAGCATTTGAATTAAACCCATTCTTAACCGATTTTTTTTGCTGGGTTGACGCCGGCATATGTTTATATAGAAACAAACCTCCCCCATCAACACCATTTCCTAATCTAGATAAATTATATAAATTGCCGACTCATAAATTCATTTATTCATCATCTCAACCTTATAATCCGGGGTTAGTAACGGTTGAAAACTATTATCATCACATTAGTGGAACATATATATTACATAAAAGCATAATTAACGACTTTTGCAAATTATATGAAAATTACTTGGACACATTAGTCAACACAAACAATATATGGACAGACCAGGTTATTTTAACACATATATTCAAAGACCATTCACACCTTTTTTATAAGTTATGCCACGGATATGGGGAAATATTTCCACACATGTATTAGACCAACGTCTGAAATGCCCCACACTAACAAGTTGTTACGCTTTTCCAAAATACGCCACATAATACATGGGAATGAATTTATAAGACTTATCCAGAATATCCCCTTTATTTATAGCGCGGCATGACCTACAAAGCCACATCCGCCGCCACAACGGCGTTATCTCTCAATTTATAATCATGTTTTACAGCCACACTTTTTTATCACACTATATATATATAATGTCCCACTTAAAAGCAAAACGCATTGCAATGAACCGCACTGTATATTACGATAACCGCCTAGCAAAATATACCAACCTTCCTATGTACACCGGCAACACCAGCGTAGAACACAACCTCAACGTTGGCGGGGATTTAGACATTTTGGGATCCCTCTCCATTCATAGCGACCTCCACGTAGATGGCAATGAATTCCTCGGCGGCAACCTTGACATGTCCGGTAACCTCCATGTTCATGGCAATGAATTTATTCGCGGTAGCCTAGATGTCTCCGGCAATCAAACCGTCTCCGGCAACTCGCGCATATATGGGAACCAAGTTCTAACCGGTAGCCTAGATGTCTCCGGCAATATTACAACTAGTCAAGATGTTAATTCTCGCAGCGTCTACGCTACCGGCAACTACTATTTAGACAACTATGTTCTTATTCCCGCCGGCACGGTTATTCAATCTGCAGCAATTAATGCACCCGCCGGTTGGCTAAATTGCGACGGAAGCCCTGTTTCAAGAACCGCATACCCTGATTTATTTACCGCAATTGAATATACCTACGGCGGTTCAGATGCAAGTTTCAACCTCCCGGACTTAAGAGGGCGCACATGTGTCGGCGCAGGTCAAGGCGCGGGGTTAACAAACCGAACGCTAGGGGCTAAAGATGGATATGAAACGCATACGCTAATTTCAGATGAAATGCCTAGCCACACACACGGGTTGATTAGAAAACGCAATAATCAGGAGAATGCGTTTGACAGAGATGATGTATTTGAATACGAATCCTCCGCCTGCACTACCGACCGCGAAAATATGGGAAATATCCAAACATTGTCTGCTGGTTCCGGCGGCGCGCATAACAATATGCAACCTTTCCTTGCATTACGCTTTTTAATTAAGTATTAGATGGTTGCGTTTCTTCCTTTCTTTGCATTTAACGCATATAGGTCTGCCTTATCATTTGATATATACATATTTATCAAATGATGTAAATATTTTACCACTTAATAATAACAATTATTTTGTGGGGTTTCTACATTTTCTTAACATAAATTTGTCTACAACCTTTTATTAGACTTTCTTTTATATTTACGATTACGCTTTTTTGTCGCACGTTTTTTATATTTTTTGCCTCCTCCAAGTTGAGTAGTCCCACTTTCAGATTTGGGACCAACCGCTGCAGCTAGCCTTTCATTTAACGCTAAAATTTTTTCGAGTGTGTCATTCATAAGCATTTGTTCGTTTTCTATAAGTCCCCTTATTTCGCCTAATTGATTATTCAATTCTGCATTTAAACGGTTAATACTTTCACTATCCTGGACATCTATTTCAGTTGCTTTCTTTATTTTATCAATTATATCTTGCTCCTGAGCGATGAAATTCTGAAAATATTCACGTAATGCTACCATTACTTCATCTTGCTGCCGTAATAAATTAAATATTTTCATGATCTCACCATTATCCGCACTCATTATACAATATACAAATACTTTATTTTTATAAACATGCATTGCACAATATACATTTTAGTTTAATTTTTATAAAGTCAGATAAAAATATAATTAAGTGTCTAAAATGTTCAAATGTTCAAATGTTCAAATGTTCAAATGTTCAAATGTTCAAATGTTCAAATGTTCAAATGTTTCCCATTATTTTCTTCCTTTATAAAAACACAAATATTAAAAATACCTGCGCGAATGCGTTATGTCAGTAAACTTATCCTATTTACCTTCTACGGTCTTAATCTAAATGCACATAAATACATATTTCTAAAACATATTAAACAATAATTGCGCTAAATATATATAATCCTCTAAAACCACTACATAAACACCATGGGCATTCCTTCTTACTTCAGCTACATCGTCAAAAATCACCCCTCCCTCATAAAAAAATTTGTTAGTAACCAAATGGCTATTAACAATTTATACCTCGACTGCAACTCCATCATCTACGACATCGTCAAAAAACACGACTTCGCAAGTTCACGCATCGCCGCGGACAACGCCCCCGCCATTATCTCCGGCATCATCGCACAAATTGAAGAATACATTAAATGCATCCAACCCACCACCACCGTATTCATCGCCTTTGACGGCGTCGCCCCCGTCGCGAAAATGGAGCAGCAACGCGCACGCCGCTATAAATCCGCCTATCAAAGCAAAATCACCCAACAAATATTCAAACGCACCACTATGGACCCTTTCAATACCTCCTCCATTACACCCGGCACTGCATTCATGGACCAACTCAATGGACGCATTTACTCGCACTTTGCTAGTGCACCGCTTTTATCGGTCGTTAAAAAAATCATCGTCTCCTGCAGCGACCAACCCGGCGAGGGCGAGCACAAACTGTTCCAGCATATTCGCGACAACCCGGCGACACATTTGACCGAAACCACCGTTATATACGGCCTAGACGCCGACCTCATCATGCTCTCCATCAATCATCTCCCCATTTGCCCCCGCATCTTCCTCTTTCGCGAAACACCCGAATTCATCAAATCCATTGACGCATCACTGGAACCCAACGAAACCTACGTCATGGATATCCCCGAACTCGCGCACGTCATCACGCTAGACATGAACAACGGCCAACCATTGAACACTGCTCAACAGAAAAACCGGATTTACGACTATATCTTCATGTGCTTCATGCTCGGGAACGACTTCATGCCGCATTTCCCCGCCGTCAATATTCGCACCGGCGGCATCAACAAGTTATTGAACGCCTACAAACAAGTCATCGGCAACTCTAACGACAACCTCACTGACGGCAAAACCATCTATTGGAACGTATTTAGGAAATTTATCGGCGTGCTAAAACAACAGGAGCAAGCATACATTCAAACCGAAATGGTCGCACGTGACCGGCGCGCAAACCATAACCCACCGGCGTCCACACCCGAAGAAATCTTCGCCAAGTTTGAGAGCACACCCACGCACGACCGGGCGCTAGAAAAGTATATTAATCCCTTCAAACCCGGCTGGCAATCCCGCTATTACCGAGCATTGCTGAAAATGGACCCGCCGTCTGATGAACGCAAATCGCAGGTGTGCGTCAATTATTTAGAAGGGCTGGAATGGACCATGAAATACTACACGACCGGCTGCGCCGACTGGCGGTGGACCTACAATTACCACTACCCTCCCTTATTAGAAGACCTCTTTCAATACACGCCTCTGTTTGAAACCAGCTTCATCCCTTTCCACCTCCCTAACCCCGTGGACCCGTTTGTGCAACTCTGTTATGTTCTTCCTTTATCTTCGCTCAATCTGCTGCCGCCGACGCTGCATCAAAAGCTGCTTAAGGAACACCCCGATTGGTATGCCAGCGATTGCACGTTTGTTTGGGCCTATGCGCGCTACTTTTGGGAGTCGCATTGCGACCTGCCCGAGCTGGATATTAAGGAGTTGGAAGAGTTTTTGCGACAGTCTAGGCAGGTGTAATGCACGGCGGGTCGCGCGGATAAAGAGATTGTTATGCAGCATGTTTTCCAGGAGGTTATAAACAGATTGCGTTTGAAAAGATTGTCAGACTAACATAATATTATATTATAATATTATATTATAATATAATATGACGAGTAAAGATAATAATGCATTCGAAGGAATTCAGTGGAGTTGCAATAAAAATTATATATGTATATTCAAAAACGGAGACATTGAACTTGATGACAATACACAAACTTTTTTGATGCGCAGTCATGAAACCGCCGGGAACATTTATACCATGTTTTTTACTATTGGTGAATTAAAACAAAAAATGAAAGATCAAACACTTGCACGAGCACTGTATCCAGCGTATAAAAATATATTATTTGTTAAATCTATTAGTTTGTCGCCTCTAAGAGATGCTCTTAAAGCTATAGGTGGTTCCAGAAATTCACGCGTTAGACGGTCGCGTTCCAGAAATTCCCGTCTTAGACGGTCGCGTTCCAGAAATTCCCGCCTTAGAAGGGCTCGCTATAGGAAGGCTCTACGCAAGTAATCCATTATAAACATTTTATTTATTATGCAATTCAATTACATAATAAAGATAACATGATGTAAGATAATACATAATACACAATACATCATAATGAGCTCACTATGCATTCCCAAAGACTTGTTACACATAATATTGGAATATGACGGACGAATAAAATATAGACACGGCAAGTATGTGGACATCATACACAAGCGCGACGATAGATATAATATTCTCGCGCCTGTTATGCACAAGAAAACGGAAATTATGCAAAATGTGCAACGCGACGGCTCAAGCTTTTATTTTCAATTCGGGTTTGATTTGTGCAACCGCATTGGGTTATGCTATGATTACAACTTTTCTTATGATAATAGATGTGAAATTTGTTATTTTGATTTTAGAGATGGGATAAAACAGATTAGAACGTATTTATAAAAAAGGCCTGTTTTAAATAGGCCAACTCTATGGTGTTTTTTGGACATTTTTAAAATGTCTAAAATCCGATTCCCTTTTGGAGATTTGAAAAATACATCGATTTACTCTTCCTTACCATAAATTTTCAGAATCGCGCTTAAAAAATAAAATTTGTGAGCATAACTTTTTTTCTGATTTTCATGTTTTTTCAGACATTTTTGAAAATGTCCAAAAAACGCGTGCAACTTTGGCAACATTTTCGCAACATCCGCAACAAACTTGCACGACATTTTCTTGATTTTTGGCTTACCATATATGCAGCCGGTTGTTTATGCCGGTTGAAAAACACGGCAGCATAAATGTCGGTCGCAACATTTAGGTGACAGACTTTTCGCCACGTTTGAACATGTTTTTCTCAATTTTGGCAGCATGTGTGGTAACAACTTGAAAAAAATAAAAAATAGCTCTGTATAAGATTGCAAGTTTTAGGGCCGGTTTTTGAAAACTTGATCCATTCTTTAAAAAACCATTGTTTTCGTGTTTTAAGAGGGATGGCTATTAGCCATTATGGACATTTATAAATGTCCTTTTTTCGATTCCCTTTTGTAGATTTTGTAAAATACATCGATTTACTCTTCCTTACCATAAATTTTAAAAAACGCGCGCAAATTTTCAAAATTGTGAGCATAATTTTTTTTCATTTTTTGATGTTTTTGTAAAATCCATCAAAATCATCAAAAAAAGGCCAAAACGCGTTTGCATCTTTGGCAACCAATCAGCAACCGGCCGCAACAAAAACTTGCACCGAAAATTGCGCAAAATGTTCGCACCATGTATGCAGCCGGTTTTCGCGATGCGCGCGCAACTTTGTTACGATTGCCAACCGACGCAACAAAACTGGAAATCATTTTCTCAGCTTTTGCGCACGATTTTTGTGTTTTTGTTACCATATATGATGTAAACATGAAAATAAAAAAGTATGAATGTCTATAAGATTTGCATGAAAAATGCAAAAATGTCCAACTTTGGCCTGTTTTTTGGCCTGTTTTTTGGCCTTCCTTAAAAACCTTCAAACATTCTTTAAAAACCATTGTTTTGTTGTTTTAAGAGGGATGGCTATTAGCCATTATGGACATTTATAAATGTCCAAAATCCGATTCCCTTTTGACGGTTTTTGAAAATACATCGATTTACTCTTCCTTACCATAAATTTTCAAAAACGCGCGCAAAAAATAAAATTTGTGAGCATAATTTTTTTTCATTTTTTGATGTTTTTGTAAAATCCATCAAAATGACCAAAAAAGTCCAACTTTTAGGTTGCATCTTCCGCAACCAATCAGCAACCGGCCGCAACAAAAACTTGCACCGATTTTTGTCAACAATCGTGACACCATGTATGCAGCCGGTTTTAGCGATGCGCGCGCAACTTTGTTACGATTGCCAACGGCCGCAACAAACGCGGCAATGCTTTTTGGAGAATTTGCACCCTAAATTTGCGAAAATGACAGCATACATGGTGTAAACATGAAAATAAAAAAGTATGAATGTCTATAAGATTTGCATGAAAAATGCAAAAATGTCTGAGAAATGTCCAAAAAACCGGTGTTTTTTGTTCAAAAAAAGTGTGTTCAATGTTTTGATAAAAAATAATCTAAATAAAATGTGTTCAATATATTAAGAACAACTATGTCAAGCGACGGTCTGCCCAAGATAAGAACGCCCAAACGTATAACAACCGCGACAAATGCGCAAAGCAACCAATTCCACTGTAGCGCGTGCAACTATTCAACGAATAGGAAGAGCAGTTTTCAGGCTCACACAGTGACGCAAAAGCATTTGAATACTGAGCAAGAGAATGAGGTAAACGTATTCGCGTGCAAACATTGCAATAAAACCTACAAATCCCGGTCTGGAATGTGGCGACATGGTAAACTATGCGCGGTCAATGTCGGCGCAAACGAGATAACCGCAACGGCTGCTACTGACGTCGTACATCATGCGCCCTTTGAGAGCAACAGCGAATTAACGAATGCAATAATCACGCTGATAAAACAGAACCAGGAGTTCCAAACGCAGTTGTTTGAAATGGCGAAAGAGTGCAAGAACATCACGAACCACAATAACACCATAACAAACCACAATACCCACTTTAATTTGAACATCTTCTTGAACGAGAAATGCAAGGATGCGATAAATATGGTGGACTTTGTCGAGTCGCTCCACCTGCAGATGAGCGACCTGGAAGAAACCGGGAAGCTGGGCTATTCCAACGGGATGTCGCGCATCTTTATCAATGGCCTAAAAGATATGGACGTGTGCAAACGCCCCATCCATTGCAGCGACCTGAAACGCGAGACGCTCTATATTAAGGAGGACGACGTATGGGAAAAGGACAACGAGGAGCGAGACAAGATAAAAAAGGCAATACGTAAGATAGAGCAGAAGAACATCCAGCAAATCCCGCTGTGGATTAAGGCGCATCCCAATTGCGTGATTAGCGCAAACCGGGATAGCACGCCTTACCTAAATATGGTGATGCAGTCCACGGGAGGCGCAAACCCGGATGAGACGGCAAATATGAACAAAATCATTAGCAACATTGCGCGCGAAGTGGTGATCAATAAGTAATAACATGAACACGTGAATTTAATAAAATGCGTAACATTTGAATAAGCATTTTATTAAATATATATATATATACATACAGGTTTAATCATGAATTTAGGTAAATATTCGTATGCACAAAGTCCATTAATTATATCAAATAATTACAGCAATAATACCTATGAGTGTGGGAAGTTTTGTTCTATTGCCAGGAACCTCACCATCTGTTTAGGCGGCAATCACCGCACGGATTGGGTTACGACGTATCCGTTTGGGCACATACATAAAAAAGTATTCAATACATTTGATGGCAATGGGCACCCAATATCAAAAGGCAATGTGATCATCGGCAATGACGTTTGGATTGGCAATAATGTTACAATTATGTCAGGGGTCCATGTTGGAGACGGAGCGGTCATTGCCCATAGTAGTCACGTGTGCAAAGATGTCGCGCCGTATACGATAGTGGGAGGCAATCCCGCAAAGCTGATTAAAAAGAGGTTCACCGAGGAGCAGATAGAGAAGCTTTTGGAGATCAAATGGTGGGATTGGTCGGACGAGGAGATTAATCAGGTCGCGCCGGCCTTGTGCAATCCGGATATAGAGGGGTTCATTGCTGTTGCGTTGGCTCGGGTGAAACAACCGGGAGCATCATCAAATCATCAATTATAAATCATCAATTATAAATCATCCAAACTTAATATTTAAAATATTTATTTCAAATCTTAATAGGTAACACATGCGTTATAATTAACGTCTTTTTTTTGTATATCTTCTCTTTTTACCCTTACGTGTCTTTCGTTTTTTGTTGATACGACGTTTTGCAGTGGGTCGTCTCCTTATATTGCGCGTTGATTTGCCGCCACCGAGGCCTGTGAAGGCGCCTGTGGGGCGGCCTGTTAATGCATCTTTATAGGGGCCTGCGAAGGTGCCTTTGGCAACGACTTTGGTGTCTTTGGGAGTGCCTGTGGGGGTTACAACATCTCTTTTTGTAGAAAACGTGCGCGGAGACGGGTCAATTTGTCTATTGACACCCTGGGCGATAGATGCGGATATGGGACGTAGACCGGATGCAACACCTGTTTGGGATCCATAATTTCTTGAGGGATCCGCACTTTGAGACCTAAATG